CATACGGGGTCGGGATCAGGCTTAACGGCTCTCTTTGCAAGGTGTTCCACTCCTCACAACGCAAAGATAGTCCATCTAGGTCCATCTTGTCAACACCTTTCTTCATTGTGCGCTAGACAACATTTCTACCCTCTGGTATCAAGCGGTCTGCACTACTACTGGGCACGCTATGGTCATCACCGACGATGAGTTCATCCAACTCTGGGAGCGGCTCCGTAGCCCCCAGAAGATCGCCGACGAGATCGGCATATCAGTGCGCAACGTCTACGGCAGACGCAGAGCAATTGAAAAGAAACTGCACATCTCCCTCTCCTCAGAGCACCAAAACCCAGCCTGCGCTCAGTTCGATTCCAAGCACCACCTCACAAAGATGCGCCACGTCGGCGGCATGACCGACGGCATCATCCTCGTATTCTCAGACGCACACTTCTGGCCCGGTATCCGCACAACGGCCTTTAAAGGCCTCCTCTGGGCTATAAAGACTTTAAAGCCCCACATGGTCATCGCTAACGGCGACATATTCGACGGGGCCGCGATCAGCCGACATCCGAGGTCGGGCTGGAGCCAGCGGCCAAACGTGAAGCAGGAACTTGAGGCTTGCAAGGAAGCTATGACCGAGATCGAGAAAGCCTGCCACAAGGCTCGCCATCACACGCAACTCGTCTGGCCCTTGGGTAACCATGACGCAAGGTTTGAGTCGCGCCTAAGCTCGTTTGTGCCCGAATTTGAGGGGGTTCAGGGCCTCACCCTCAAGGACCACTTCCCTAAGTGGACTCCCTGCTGGACGTGCTGGCCAACTCCCAATCTAGTGGTCAAGCACCGCTACAAGAACGGCGTTCACGCCACCCACAACAACACCGTAGGCAGCGGCAAATCGATTTGCACTGGGCATCTGCACAGCCTCAAAGTCACCCCGTTTGATGACTATAACGGCACGAGATTCGGTATAGACACCGGAACATTGGCGGACACTGACGGCCCCCAATTCAGTGACTACATGGAAGACAACCCGGCCAATTGGCGCTCTGGGTTCGCGGTACTAACGATCCGCGATAGCCAACTACTGTGGCCAGAGATTGCCCGGAAGCACTCCGAAGGGATGCTGGACTTCCGGGGTAACCTAATCGACGTTAGCAAACTTTAGTCTTCAGTCTGCTCGTCAACCTCTTCATCATCCTCGTCCTCAGCATCCTCGGCATCTTCGGACTCGTCAACGCCAAAACGATCAGCCCAAAGCGCGAGAAACGTGTCCTCGTCTTCGTCTCCGTTCAGGAGGTAGTCGATGCGCTTGACCATATCGCCTGCGCAACGCAGCAACGCCACCGTCAAGTTGAAGTTCTCGATCGTCTGCTCTGAGTACTCCGAGACATTGTGCTCGGCCTCAAACTCAATCCGCTCTGCCACCGTGGCCAGTGACTTCTCGTCACCATCAAAGAATCCGCCCACCATGATCACCTCCTTCAAGTAGGGCACATCGCCCACCAGCATTTTACCGGCCTACCCCACCATCCTGATGACAGGCTTGTTGCACCAAGGCTTTAAAGCCCTTTAAAGTCACTGCGCATACGGGTTCACTACCTTGCGCGATCGCCCGGTATCGGCGTAATCATCTTCGTCCCAGTCCTCGTCCGGCGGTGGATCGATCTCAAGCCATCCGCTGTCCCGAAGGAACCGCAGGGCCTGCGTACAGGCGTCGACGAAATCGTCATGGGTGGACTCAGGGAACGAACAGATCTGAGACACAAATCCTTCCGCCCAGTCCCTAACGTATCCTTTCCTTGAACTGCTCTCAGGGATCCACACCCGCCCTCTGGCGATGATGTTGGACACAATGTTCAGCCGTTGCATCTTATCGGCTCGGCCGGGGTTGTACGCCCGTATAGGCAGGTGCGCCCGTTGAAGATCCTGAATCAGCGAGATTCCCGCGGACTTGTCCTCGATCAGCAGCAAATCAACCCGCTTCTTCTCTTTCCCTTCCCCGTAGACCGCGCCGTACTCTTCAACCACCTTCGGGCGCAGGTCCGGGTACTGCAGCCGCTCCTGCCAGCAGTCAATCACCATCACGGCCATCGGGCCATCGAGCGGCTTGAACACCCCGAACGTAATGCACGCAGTAGGATCGTTCTGGACCTTCTCCGACGTGGCCACGTCATAGGACTGGATGATGTACTCAAACTTGGGGAAGGGCTTGCCGTCAGGCCAGAGCTTGAACATATCGCGCTTGACGATCCCACTCTCTTCGGGATCAATGATCTCGGCGTAGATCTCCTGCCTACCTAACGTAGTGCCCTCGTACTGCAGGATCTGCTTCCTGAAGTTCGCGCTGAGGTTGTCGAGGTTGGTATATGTCGATGCCGTAGTCACCGCCACGTCATCACCGTCCCGGCCAATCAGGTCAATGATCAGGTCCTTCGGCCGCGGTGTCGTTGTACACACAATGTATGTACGCGCCCCTAAGCGCACGCCGAACTGGATCTGATCCCATGCCTCCTGCAGGTAATCCCAAGCAGCTAGCTCGTCGCACCACGCCCCGTGGAACTGCGGACCGCGGAAGCGCTCTGGCTCACTCGCGGGGATCCCCTTAATCAGAGAGCCGTTGGTTAACTTGATCTCATGGAGCGCCTTGTTGTAATCCGAGATCAGAGCTTGCGGGATAACCGATATCAACCCCGAGTCACCCTCGAAGCAAGTCGAGCGCACGTCACTGCTCGTAGGGGCCGCTACAAGCCAGCGGGTGCCGGGCTGTGTCCACGCCCACCACGCTACCTGCTCCGCGGCTGTACGGGTCTTCCCCGCCCCCCTGCCGGCCAGCAGGAGCCAGACTGACCACCAGTCACCGGGAGGCAGGATCTGGTGCTTGTGCGCCTTCTGAAGCCACCCCATGCGCCATGCCCAAGCAACCTGCTGCTCAGGCTTGAGCGTTAGGAATTTCTTCTTAGTCTCCGGGTCCTTGAGGATCTCGACTACGTCTGAGGGCAGCTTACTCGCCACAGTTAATCTCCCACCGGATACGCGCTACCCCGGCTGAACCAATGTCATCACGTCGCCGGGATGGAACGTCCCAGCCATTATTGGGCGGGAGTTCCTTTGCCTTCACCCAACCCGCTCCGCGCAGCGATGCGCCGCTTTCATCGTGCTGGGTATAGGTAATGCACCGGACGTAGCCCATCGCCTTAGCGGCCCTCCAGATGGCGCCGTAAAGCATTGAGTTGGCGTTCCGATCGCCCAACGTACAAGTCCGGTTTACTTCCAACGTCAGGCCGTCATCAAGGTGCCGAGCCACCGGTCGCCCAGCTGTAGCAACGCCAATCAGCGTGCCTTCTCCGTTGACTAACCCGATGCTGAACTTGTGCCCAACCGGAGGGCGATTGTGCCTGTGATGTTCTTTAACGAACTCCTGCGCCAGCTTGAGAGTGGTAGGAATCACCCGTAACCCCCCGTTTTGAGGGGTATTTCCCACTTTCATCTGTACTGGCCGGCGAGCGATCGAGACAATTTCCCACTTTGACCCCCAAAAAGAGGGTGAAAATGGGATGTCACTCTTCGATCTGCCGCGTCATCTCGGCGTTCTTGAGGATGCTGTCGAACATCTCAGTCGCCTGAATGTTCACCTGCAGCGGATTGTCCTTATCTCCGGCCACCTGAACCCTGTTACCGTAACGGTTAGGACTCCAGCACGCTAATAACTTCATCCGCTGCTCCGTCCTGAGCTTCAGCCACTGCACATACCCAGCATCTATGCGGGTTCCGCCCTTGGCGTCCTCAATATAACGGGGCTCCGCGTCAATCATCGCCAGCGTATCTTGGGCAATCGCCTCCACCCCATGTTCACGCGCGAGTGCGACCCGTGCAGAAAGCGCCTCGCTGCGCTCCATCCAACTATAGAAAGTATTCCACTCTGGATATCCCTCAGTCCTGCAGATAGCCCTCAATGGCTCACCGCGGGAGAGACGAGCGCAGATGTCGTCCTCTGTCTCTTGAGTCCACTTAGATGGGCGTCCACGGGGTTTTGGCGGCTCGGTTGATACCTGAGCACCAGAGAACGCTTTGATGGTCTCCTGCTGGCGTTTATCTGCTATCTGGTTCTCAAGCTCTTGGATGCCGATAGCATCAATCTTGGTTGCGGCCTCTTTGGCCTTTTTTGCGGCTTCGGGCTTGAGCTTGAATGCCCCTACCTTGCCGTCATTGATCTCGGTCTCTAAGTTGTGCGCGTCCGACATAGTTTCAGTCTCATTGCGTTGGAGTGTTGATTTTACAGGACATTCTAGATTGATGCTAGAACCATGTGAGAACCTTAAAGGAACCATGAAGGATCCTTGTTGGTTCCTTGTTGGTTCGTTGGTCGTTCAAACAACCGCTGCGACACGCGCATCAAGCGCATCGATCATTTTCTGGGACTCTTCCATCCACGAGCCGTTGAGACCGTGGATCTTCATCTGAGCGTCCATCCACTCCTTGACCGCGGTGTACTCAGGCTGCAGTTCTTTGCGGAACTCAGCCTTTCTTGCTTGCAGTTCCTCAAGCTCCTGCCAGCGCTTTGCCTCACGGGCGCGGAGGTCACGGGCCAATTTTGCTGCGTAGATGTAGTAGTTGGACATTTCGCTTTTCCTTCAATGTTGCGGTCGGTAGTGACCGTAGACAGATAGTACATAAAAAAACCCCCGCGTGGGGGCTTTTGCAAAAATATTTTTAATTTCTTTTCCGCTGTCGTTTTCTCGCAGTTCCCTGCGCCGATCGCGGTGTTTGCCGGCCCCGCGGGGAGGCCGCTGGATCAGGTCCCGGACTACCGGGTTACGCTTTGCCATACCGTTCCTC